TGGTGGGCCGTGAGCCGATCGAGGGTACGCATCCCGAATGGCAAACCGACAAATTGGCCCCGCCCAGCCTGAACGCCCAGATCGAAGGTGATACCTGGACATTCGGCGCGACCCTGCCGACGACCCGCGTCGGCAACTACTCGCAGATCTCCGACAAGAAGATCACCATCACCCGTACCCAGGAGAAGGTGATCAAGGCCGGCCGCAAGAGCGAAATGAAGCGCGAGCTGAAGAAGCAGGGCGCGATCCTCAAAAAGGATATGGAGTATAGCTGCCTGCTGCCGAAGGCATCGGTGGCCGGCAACTCTTCGACGGCCCGCCAGCTCGGCAGTTTCCCGGCCTGGCTGACCACCAACGTCTCGCGCGGCGCCACCGGCGCCAATGGCGGCTTCTCGTCCAGTAGCGGCCTGGTCACTCTTCCGACGCCGGGCACCAAGCGTGCCTGGACGAACACGATGATGGACGACGTGCTGCAGTCGGTCTACGCCAACGGCGGTAACGTCACCACGGTCATGGTCAGCCCCTATTGCAAACGGCAGTTCTCGTCGTTTTCCGGCATCGCCCAGCTTCGCGCCAACCAGAACAATCAGAGCCACGAGCAACTGGCGATCTTCGCCGGCGCCGACACCTACGTCAGCGATTGGGGCGTGCTGGCGATCGTCCCCAACCGGGTGATGGCGACCGACGCCAACATCGCCGGGCAGATCCTCTGCATCGATCCGACGATGGCCAATGTCGGCATTTTCGATGACATCACGATGTACGAAGCCGCCAAGCAGGGCGATGCCGAGAGGCGCGTCCTGGTCGTTGAGTATTCTCTTGTCTGTCGCAACGAGGCCGCTCATGGCGTCGTTGCGGACGTGTTTGGCTTGACCGCCTCGACGTAACACAGACGAGCAAACCCGGCGGCGGCACCTTCGCGCCCCAACGCAACCCCCGTCGCCGGGTCACCAGATCGGAGACAACAAGATGGTAGAAAAATCCGCCGCCAAGCCAGGTGCAGAACAGCCGAACGGCGACACTGTTCCCGGCAAAGAAAAGACCCTCGTCGTCCGCTTGCTGGCCGATTACTGGGACACGCAAGGGGTCAGGCATTCCTGCGCCTACGTCGATGACAACGGCGAGAAACGCGATCACGGCGCATTGCTCGAATTACCGGCGAACGAGGCCAGGCAACTGGTCAAGACATCCGCCGCCGAACGCGGAGACGAATACTGATGGCCAAGAACATCGACAAAGGCAAAGGCGGCATCGCCAACAAACCGCCGAAAACCTCGCGCGTCGGCTGCTCGACCAAGCCCGGCACGGGCTACTCGCGCGTGCCGGAACCGAAAGTCGGCGGGGGCAAGAAATGAGCGATGACTGGTACCTGATGGATGACAACCCCTACCTGGGCGTCAGGCGGTGGGGTCTCGATACCGACACCCATACGATCATCCGTACCGAATATTACCAGGCGACCGCTTTCATGGAAGCGAACCGGACGGAAAGGAATGAATCGATCGGCCAGCGCTTCGGCGACTTCCGGCACGTCGCCTCGATCCCGATGCACATCTGGGCGCGGGAGATCGCTCCCCGGCAAAAGCAGCAGGACCAGGCATCGATCAAGAAGTGGCTGAACGACAGCGACAATATCGCCTTCAGGACGTTTCGCGGAAAGGTCTGACCATGGCCTTGAACAACCTCGCCAACCTGTTCTCCACCATGCAGCAGTGGGCGATCGATCGTCCCGATCTCGTGCCGCAATTCCAGGACGCGGTCGATATGGCGATCAACGACATCAACCAGGTTTTGCGGATGAAGGAACAGCAGACGACGGTGATGCTGACGCCGGACGCCAACAGCTATATCACCCTGCCCGACGATTACCTGGAGTGGCGGGCGGTGCGCTGGCTCGGGACGCCGAGGACGACACTGACGCCGCTGACGCCCGAGGGCGATACCGACGAATACGAGACCAGTCCGCCGGCCGGGCCGCCGTTCTATTTCACGATGGACGACGACGGCACCAGGATGCGGATCCTGCCGCTCGTCGGTACGGACGATCAAGTACAGTTGAAGTATTGGAAAAAAGTACCGTATCTGACCAACACGCCACCCAACGATACCAACTGGCTGTTACAGAAGAACGCCAATATCATCCTGTTTGGCGCGATGAAATATGTCGAAGTCTACAAGCGCAACGACAAGGGGATGGCGACTTTCGGCAATTTATACTCGGGCGAAATCGATGGCCTGATCCGTTCCGGCAAGCGCCAGCAATGGAGCCGCACCCACGCCCGCGTCTCAGGGAGGAGCACCCCATAGATGCCCCTCGTCCCCTTCGCCGCTTTCGGCCCTGACCGTTCTCCATTCGATTCGTCGTACTGCGACCGGGTCGAGAATGTCCTCCCCATTCAGGGCGGTTGGGGTCCGTTTCCGTCCTTTCGGGCGTTACCGGGCGTGGCGCCGTTGCCAGAGTTGCCCCCTATGGGGGCAGCTCTGGTGTACGTCAGCAACGGTGCCTACAGACCGTTTGCAGGCACGCAGCACCACTTGTACATGCTCAATACCGGCACGCTGGCCTGGGACGACAAGTCGAAGGCTGGCGGCTACAACGGCGCGGTGGGCATCCGATGGGGGATGACGCAGTACGGCGACAACTTCCTGGCGAGCAATGGCCAGGACAATCCGCAGTGGATCGACGTCACCACCGCGACGGCGTTCGCCGACATGCCCACTGCGCCGAAGGCTTATAACATCGATGCGGTGGGCGACTTCGTGTTTCTGTCGCACCTGCAGTCGAACCAGCGCATGTGCCAGTGGAGCGGGCTGAACCAGCCGTTTTTCTGGACACCGCGGCAGCAAAGTTCGGATTTCCAGGCCTTTCCCGATGGCGGCGAAATCATGGGGACGGCATCCAGCCCGAATGGCCTGGTGATCTTCTCGGCGGAAAGCATTCGCGAGGGTACGCTCGCTCTTGAGACGCCATTGGTATTCAATTTCAAAGTATCGGTGCCAAACCATGGTTGCCTGGCACCAAGATCGATTATCAGCACCGGCGAGGGAATTTTTTACTATTCCGACGACGGTTTCTATAAATATGCCAATCCGCCGACACCGATCGGCCTGGAGCGGATCGACAAGTGGTTTCTCGACAACGTCGCCGCCGACGCGATTTATGACATGTACGGCGGCGAGGATCCGATCCGCAAGATCGTCTACTGGGCCTTTCAGTCGCGTAACAATGCGCTTGCCGCTACCTTCGACAAGATCCTGCTCTACCATTACAGCCTCGATCAGTGGTCGTTGCTCAACCCCGGCATCCTGTTGACCGGGATGATCGACGCGACCTATGTCGGCAAGACGCTCGACGGCCTCAATTCGATCGGCGATCTCGATCATCTGCCGTTTTCCCTCGACAGCCGCGCCTGGTCAGGCTCGACGCCGGTCGTCGCTGCCTTCGACCAGAACGGCTATCTCGGCTTTTTCGATGAAGGCAACCCGCCGATGCAGGCGATCCTGCAGACCGGCGATGCGCAGCTCAACGAGGCCACCCGAACGATGATCTTCGGCTGGCGGCCGCTGACCGATGCCGCGACCCTGCAGGGCAACGTCGCGACCAAGGAATACCCTGGCGATACCCCGCGCTGGCGCTCCTACATCGGCAACAACCGCGTCGGCATCATCCCGCAACAGGTCAGCGGCCTGTTCCATCGCTTCGAACTGACGATCCCGTCCACCCAGACGAACCCGCAATATTGGACTGCGGCGCATGGCCTGGAGCCGATCGATGCCCAGCCAGACGGAGAGCAGTGATGGGCGCCGGCAACTTCGTGGCCAACAACTGCCGCATCATTCCGACCCGCCTCGGCACGGTGACGACGCCGGTCATCTGCCTGACGGCCCAGGGCTTCAGCCAGATCATCGGCGCCCGCATCGTCAACACGCACGCCACCAACACGCCGATCGTCAATCTGATCTACAAGCCGGTGGCGGATGGCATCAACTATTTCATCCAGGCCAACTATACCATGCCGGTCGCCTGCTCGCTGTGGTTCCCCTTCGATGCCTTCGGTGTCAACATCAACGATCAGATCCTCGTCCAGCAATCGATCGCCAGCTCGGTCGATACCTTCCTGTTCGTCGCTGAAGTTCCGGGGAGGTCGCAATGAGTCTTCGCCTGGTGGACAGCACCTTCATGGGCCTGGACGAGATCCAGCAGTACTGGGACGACATCGTCGTCTGCGTCGAAAAATATTGCGCGAGATTCCACGACGAGGAGACGCCCGAGAACGTCATCAGCGAGGTCGCCAGGGGCGATCGGCGGATGTGGCTGGTGATGGACGAGGACGACAAGGTCGTGCTGGTGCCGATCACCGCGATCGAGACCTCGACCGCCACCGGCAACAAGCGCCTGCTGCTCGCCGAGTGCGGCGGCTCGCGCCTCAAGGAAGCGATGCCGCTGCTCGATGAGATCGAGCAGTGGGCCAAGGCCGAGCATGGGGTGAAGACCGCCCGATTTTTCGCCCGCAAGGGCTGGACCGATTACCTGGAGCCGTTGGGTTACAAGGCCAAGGCGATCGTCTTTGACAAGGAGCTTTAACCATGGGCAAGGGATCGACCACCCGCAAGGACAGCACCACCTGCGCCCCGCCGGCCTGGGCGCTGCCGCTGCTGACGACCGCCGCGAATGCCGGGATGAACCTCTATAATTCCGGCCAGGGCTTCAACACGCCCTACGTCGGCCGCACGGTCGCCGACTTCAATCCGACCAAGCTAGCGGCGATGAACAACATCATGAAACTGACCGGCGGCGGCGCGCCGATCACCAACGATTCGATCTTCGGCCAGAACCAGCAACTGCAGAACATCCAGCAACTGATCGCTGCCCGGCAGGCGCAGAACCAGGCGGCGATGCGACCGCCGACACCGATGCCGGTCCAACCGACGCCAATGCCGCAACCGCAGAGCTACGCCCCGTACGCGCCGAACAGTCCCGGTCGCATGGGCAGCAACCGATAGGAGGGGGCGATGGGCAACAACAGTCCCGGCGGTGGCGGCAAGGCGATGACGAACACCAACAATACCGGCACGCCGAACTGGAGCGGCAACAACCTGGCGATGCTCGGCAACGCCATGATGGGCGGCGGTGCCCCCAACCCCAACGCCCCGCAGGGAGCGCCCACCGGCGGCACCGGCCCAGGCGCCCCGCCGTTCTCGCCCTACACGGCCTCACCGAACAACAACTACAGGCCGCCGGCCATGGCCACGCCCGCGACCGGGGCAGCAGCGAGTCCGTACAGCGGCCCGGCGACCGGCGGCGCCTTCACCGGCGCCCCTGGCGTGCCGACCTACGCCGGGGCGGGGCCGGATCCGAACAGCAACCCGAGCGGCTACAACGCGCTCAATACCCAGCTGCAGACGGCGCCGATGCAGGCGATCACCAGCGAGATCCAGTCGGGCGGCATGAACCCGATGACCGGCCAGGCGACGCAGAACCTGCTGAATACCACCGGTTCCAACAACTGGATGGGCCAGTCGGCCGGGCAGTTCAACGCGCTCGGCAGCCCGCAGGGGACAGCCAACTACCAGGGAGTTTACAACACCGCCGGCGGCCCTGGCGCCAACCAGCAGAACCTTGCCAACATGGCTGCTGGCGGCATGGTGGGGCAGTCGAACCCCTACACGACGGCGATCGCCAAGCAGGCCGAGCAGGATGCCATGAGCGGCGTCAACCAGATGTTTGCCGCCGGCGGCCGCTACGGCAGCGGCATGGACCAGGGCTCGGTAGCGAAAGCGATCGCCGATGCCAACAACCAATGGCTGGGCCAGCAATACAACACCGACGTCACCAACCAACTGTCGGCCAACAGCCAGATCGGCCAGGAGCAGATCGGCCGGCTGGGGGCGCAGAATACCGCAGCGCAAGGCGTCGGCCAGTTGCAGCAATGGGGGGCGCAGGGGCTGGGCTCGCTCGGCCAGAACGCCATGAACAACTACCTGCAGGCCCAGAACAACGCCGGCCAGCTCGGCAATACGGCGACGAGCAACATGAACAACGCCTTCAGCCAGCTCGGCAGCGTCCAGGCCAACAAGCTGTTCGACGCCACCCAGCAGATGGGCATCGGCAACCAGGCCCAGCAGGCACAGCAGCAACAGCTCACCGACTGGCTGAACCAGTACAACACCGTCAACATGGCGCCGTGGACGGGGCTCAGCAGCCTGGCATCGCTCGGCGGCAGTGTCGCCGGCAACTATGGCACGCAGACCGGCCAGACGACGCAGACCAGCCGGCCGGGTATCGGCGACATCCTCGGCACCATCGCCAACCTGCTTTGATGAGGTGATCCATGGCCATGAAGATAAAACCGCTGGGAGGCTACAAGCGCGCCCACGACAGCACCTGTATCGCCAACTCCAGCTACGACAAGAAGGGCAAGCGGCTGACGCTGACCTTCGCTTCCGATGGCACGACCTACGAGTATTCGAACGTCCCGCAGCGCCAGTACCTCGACCTGATGGATGCGTCCTCGAAGGGCCGGCTATTCAACTACGACATCCGTTTGGCTTATCCCTACGCAAAAAGGCGGTGAGCGATGGCCGAGTTTGACGACGACGTCCCTGGCAGCAGCAACGCGGGCCTGCTCGGACTTCTGCATCGGGCGCTGACGGCGCCGACGCAGCATGGCGTCGTCGGCAGCCAGGGCGCCGCCGACCCGATAGTGCGCAAAGTCATGCCGCAGCCTGGCGTGCCATTTGGCGGTGCACCGAAGGGTGGTGGGGTGATGGCGGCGATGCACGAGCCGCTGCCGGGGCAGAAGCTGAGCGATCAGCAGATCATCGACATGATCCTGGCGCACGCCAACACCGAACGTTATCCAGTCTACCCGATGGCCGAGAACCCGATCTTCAAGCCCGCCGATCCGGCGCTGACCAAGGCGATGGTGCCGCAAGTGTCGATCGCCGACAAGCTGCCGCAGCTACCGGCACCCGGGTCGAAATTGCCGCTCGGCGGGCGCGCCAGCCAGATCCTCGACAAGACGCCAGAACTTGGGGCTGCACTCGCCAAGATGATCCGCGACAATCCCGAGGCCAACCTGCCGTTCTACTCGACCGGCACGGTGCTCCAGGGAATGCAGGACATCGGCGGCCTGACGCCCGAGGAATCGAGCGACTTCATGCGCCACTGGGCAGGACAGGGCGCCGCCACCAGTCCGCGCACCGAGACGCCGCCGAACCTGCGCAATGACGCCTATCTGCTATGGCGGCGCGGCATGGGCGATCCGCTGACCCCCGAGAAGCAACTGGAGGAACAGGCCTCGGGGATGTGGGGCCAGAGCCGGGTGAAAAACAAGCAGACCGGTCAGATGGAGATGGTCAACAATCTCAACTGCCCCGGCTATCCGATGATGCAGATGCATACGACGCTCGCCGACGAGTTTGTCAACAACGCCGCGGATCCGCTGAAAAACCCCAAGCCGTTCAATTTCCGCGAAGCCTGGGCCGGCAACATGGCCGACCCGGTCGCCGATACCCACAACATCCGCGCCATCCTTGATGCCTATGACCAGATGTATC